AGGGTGCCGAACGCATCAAGGAATAGATGCCGATACTCGTACAGGGCCTTGGCCGGTTTGAGCGCCCGAAGGATCCGCATGTTGTTACGAAGCACCCGGAAGGGATCGGCTGGGAATCCGGTCCCGATAGCCCCCTCGATCAGCTCTCCGTTCGAGGCCGTGAATACCGTCTGGCACAACACGTTGATCTCAAACTCATGCTGGTCCCCTAAATTCCAATAGGAAATGGGGGTGCCCGAAAAGTCGACTTTCGCGATGACCTGGATGACCGCTTCAGTAAGAAGCTCGAGCCCTTGCTCGACCACATCCTGCGTAGCCCCTTGAAGCAGCAAGATGATCATGCGCCGTAGAAACTCTCGGTAGGTCAGGTCACCGTCCACCTCCGGGATGCCACGCGGCGCCTGGGAGGTGTCCGGGAACACCAGCGTTCCGATCATCTGCCACAGGTACTCGGGGCGAGCGAAGTCCACATCGGACTCGAGGCCCACCTCTTCAAGCGCGAGCTGGACGCTGGCGAGTTGCTCCGCAAGCGCCTGGTACTGCACGACGTAGTACGGCCCCGGAATTTCACCAACATAGTTCGAAGGGATAACCTGCTGGAACGTGCGCAAGATAGCGTCCGTGATATCCCGCAGCGTTCGGACCCCCTGCTGCCCATCCTGAGAGACCGGCGCAGGGTTCTGCTTACGCGTAAATGGGAGGTAGGGCTCCTCCGGGATGATCGGCGGCTTTTTCTCGTTAGCCACTGGTCCGCTGATCCTCCGTGAAAGTCAGGATGAAGTTTCCCGTCTCGAAGAACTCGATCGAGCTCGCTTCAATATCCTGCACCCGTGTCTCATCCTGGACTACGGTGTACGTGACCTTGTAGGTGTGGATCTCCGGACGATCGCTCGCCGCCAAGGAAATCAGGGCTCGGTTCGCAGTCAGTTGCCGCCGGATCTCCTCGATTTCCGCAGCCGTGTTCGCGGCCGGAAAATTGGCCTGGATCGTTGAGTCATCGCTGTACTCGGGGATGGACAACCCCTCATTCCCAATGATGTACGCCTGATTTGGCTGAGCCTTCAGATTCTGTGGGTTCGACGTTTGCAACGTGAACGCCAAATCATCCTGGAAGACCCCCGCAAACTGTGTGCCGTCCCCACCCCCCGTGGACGTCGGGTTGTTGAGAGGGTTCTCGAGGATCCAGGTCGTGACCGTATCCGTCGAATAAGGAACGGCCGTGCTCCCAAGCAGAGGCTCAACGTCCCCCGAAGTAGAGGGCACCGTTTCACGCACAACGAGGGCTCCAGGACCTCGAGCGAGTTTGCGAAGTGGGCTTTCAATGTAGGAAACACCACGAGTATTGTCGAGCACCGCCACGATGTCGGACCGACGAACCGCAGCTCCAGATGGAAGAGCACGGAGGAACGTGGTGAGGTTCGTGCGCACGTCGCTGTCCACGGTGGACACCCGGGACCCCTCCTGAGTCACGACTGTCGCCGTCACATCCACCGGGATGGGCACCGAGGCTTTCGCCAGGACATCCGCCGTCAAATGCTTTTCGGCATCCAACGAAAGCTGAACGGTGGGAATGACCTGGTTCGTGATGTACTCGACCGTGAAGTTCTCCGTGTGCTGGTAATCCACCAGCACAGTCTCACCGCTGGTGATGTTGCTGTTCGATGTGCGACGGATTGATACCGCGATCGTCTGTGTGCCCGGCACGATGCTGTAGTCCGACACCCCGCTCGGATCATCCGGACCTCGATACTGAACGGTACCTCCCAAGTTGAATACCGTGATCGTGATCGGGTTGACCCCAAGGTTGTCGAGGAACTCCTCAAACTCACCAAGTAGAAGATGCTGTTCACCGGAAACGTCGATGGACTCGCCGCTCGGGACTCCATCAACCTGGATGATGTTCAGATACGACTGTGCCTTGGTCGAGCGGCCATCCAGGAGAGGATCGTCCGGTTGCACGAACTCCCAGTTGTCTGTCGGAAGGGTCCCGGAAACCGTTCCCGTAACTTGAACGACGCTGGACACGGGCTGCCGTGTGAACACAAACTCCGTCGAAGTCACATACCGGTAGTCACCGAAAATGATGTCCCCGAATTTCGTGTTAGGTTGGCTCACTGAATTCGAGAGCTGGATCGTTCGGTAATCCAGGATCTGTACATCAGTCAGGTCGTAGAACACCCCCTGGCTGGCGTCCCGCATACCGATTCCCAACGCGGCGTTGTCCAGCATCTCAGCGATGGGATTACTCGGCGAAAGATTCTGGTCAAGAGACCGGAACTGCAACGCCAAGGGGTTCCCGAGAATCTGGAACTGGACATCGAACGCTGTTTCGAACGTGAACGCGAAATTGTCCGTCACATCCGCCTGGGACTCGCCTCGAATCCATACGTCGACCTTCCCGCCAACATGCTTCTCGAAGTCAGGGTCATAGTCACGCTGCATGAGGGAATCTCCGGCAGCGACCACCTTGGCTTCCTGCACCCCAGCCACATCTGCGGCGATTTGGAGGGTGCCCTGCTCCGTACCAGAATCCACCGAAGCGAGCGCGTTGCGAGCCCGCACAGACAACTCAAAGTTGGTTTCCTGAGCCGTACCTCCGAAGGTCGCGTTACGGTTTGTGACCGCCAGCCCTTGAATCGTACTGCTGATCACAGTCCGGATCTGGCCTGAGCCCAGATTGCCCGCGACCCCCGTGGCACTGGCTTCGATAGGAGCTTCGACCTGGTATGTCCCCGTCGAAGGGTCGAAGAACGCACCGACATTGTTGACCGGAATCGACGCATCCGTGGTGGTTACAAATTGAACCGACCCGCTGGCCACACGCGTCCCCAATGGAATGAAGATCGTGGCCGTCGGACGTGACCGAGTGAAGAACGTGACAAAACCACGCGCACGCGCACCGGACCGACGAAAGACGTTGTTGCGTCGCGCCAACTGCTCGAAAGCGGTGTCGATGATGGCCTGGATGTCATTTGCGTTCTGGATGTCGAACACACGCCCCAGAGCCTGTTTGTAGGGCGACTGGACAACAGGGGTGGGACCTCCGTTGGGTTCGACTCCGTCGATCTGGAGCAGCGTATCGAACGACTGGATGCGATACATGAAGTCCACCAACAGCCGGAGCCGCGTGACTTCGTTGGAGATAGGATCGACCACCGTGTCGCGAATCACCGCACCAGGTTGGATGGCGATCTGCGGCGTCGTTCTCGTGATTGCAGCGATCGTGTCCTGCACGACCTGGAGACGTGCCGGCGACGGGAATGTGCCGATGTTCTGCTCGATCAAGACCGGCTTGGCCGCAACTTCAGCAGAAAACGAGGACTCGATTTCAAACTGGGTGTCGGAGTCAAAGAAGACCGCCGTCGTGACGTAGTACAGGGGCTGGTTCAACGATGTAGCCGCGAACTCACCGATAGGCACCGTAGGAGGGTCATTCTGTGGCCCCGCCACGCGATTGTGATTGAAGCTGTAGAAAGCACGTGAGACCACCGTGTCCAGGGAATAGGTCGACCGGATGACCCTCGTAGTTTCGGGGACCTCGAACACTTCCACAAAGTCCGTTTTGAGAAGATTCGTCTGCTCCTGTTCGGTGATGGCGGCAGCCAGTTCTGGCGTCAACGTGATGTCCTCAAGATTTTGGATCACATCGTTGGTGCTGGTCTGCGTCTCCCTGATATTGACGTAGAGAGGATCGGCCGCCGGAGTGCCATCGGGATTCGTGGCGATAGCGTTGTCGACCTGGAGAGTCCCGATGTTCGTTGTCTCCTGAAGCGTCACGAAGTCGGAGACTGTATTGAGGTTGATCCTCTGATAGCCCGTCGCACCGCCGCCCTGAAATCGAGCCGCGTAAAAATTGATCCCCGTGAACGTCGAATCATTGACGCCCTCGACCCGGATCGTTACCGAGTCATCCTCTTGTTCCACGCTCACATTGGTCGGCACCGTGCCGATCAGCCCGATGTCAGCTTCCTGGACAAGAGTCGCCTCCATTTTGGCGGAGGCGGAGACGGCTCCCGAAAACGAGATCGACCGAACCGCAACGGTGTTCTTCCCCGCAACGAGCTCGAGTCCGTTCGGGAACGCAGAGGGATTCGGGAACGAAAACGTGTCCCCCTCGAACACAATCAAATCCGGATCGGAGGTGTAGGCCCCCCCACGGATGGAAATCTGCATATCCACCGTGTCGGAAGCCATGGTTCCTCTAAAAAACCGCGACGACATTGTGGTCGAGAAGATCGTGACTTCACGACCTACACCGTCGGGACCAATGATTTTCGGAGTGGATACCATCGTCTACCTATCAGCGTGGGGCCACTCCGGGCAGAGACCGTGTGCGAGGATCGATGCCAAAACCCTGGAGACCCAACGAGAGTCCGTTGGAACCTGCAAGCGCTGCCGTTCCCGGCGCCGCGAACACGGTTGAAATGACCACGGGGACGTTGGCCGCGTTCGAGGCAACGATCTGAACCTCGAAAATGGTGGGGTCGAGCTCCGACGGAAAAGTGTTGAGGGAAAGAATCCCGGCCAACCGCTGACGGGGTGTGATCTCCTGGTATCGACCAGCGGCTCCCTGCAACCGCATGAACACTTCCAGTGCCGTGATGACGTCCTCGTTGAGAGACGAGATGCCCGCCCCTGTAGCTTTGGCACCGATCCTCGTGAGCAACACGGTGCCGTACTCGGGATGAAAAGCATTGGAGCCCTTGATGGTGCTCAATACCTTGAGCACATCTTGATTCAAAAGGTCTTCGTTCCCGATGGTCTGAGGTTCCCCGCTCGCCGTGATGCGGTAGTCGTTCTCGATACCAAAGGTCTGGCATCGCAAGCAGTACTGCTGATAGGTCGTGTACGAGACCTTGAACACCGGGTTCCCCTTCACGACTGTTTTGAATTTCGGGAACCTGGTCGGCACCGCGCGCACCGAAGAAAGTCCGAGGTTTACCTGAAGCGATTGGCGCTCGGCGAATTCCCAACCCGGGTAGGCTTGACTCCCTCGAGCCTGGATCTGATGCACGAACCCCAAAGAGCCTCGGGCAGCACCATCCACCCGCACACGCGACCGGAGATCCTGATCGAGGAAGTCAGTCAGGACCAAATAGCCGTTGGAGTTCTCCGCGAAAATACTGACCTGACCATTTCGGAAAGCGGCGTTGAGGACTTCGACCACACGGCTTGCCGGAATACGACTGCCAATCGGAAGCTGGAAATTCTGGATACTCTGCGACCGGTTTGAGATGGTGATCGTGTTTTCGTTCTTGATGATGTTGAAGGGGCCACTACCGGAGCCCGACAAACTCGCCGACGCGAAAAGACCGTCACTCGGGATCGTCACATCGTCGTTGGCCGTGATACGGATTCGACTGGCCGAAGCCACCGGCTGCCGCGTTCGCAGCTCACGACGATCCCTCCCGAGGGGGACCTCTTCCTCGATCGTGAGATGTGGGCATGTGTGGCCCAGTTGGAAGTCGAAACTCATGGCAGTCTACTAGAAGGCTCGTATAGGCAAATTCACACGGCGAAATCGTCGGTTCCCACAGGATTGGGGGTCAACGTGTCGTAAAAGGAGATCCCGGTGGGGCTCACGTTGTTCGGGTTTGAGCCGTCATCGTCACGGAGATTGATTTCGTTGAAATCAATCTCCCCATCCGCGTTCGTTTTGTAAAAAGTACGGTCCATTTCGGTCACGATCCGGGTCAGATGGAGGTTTCGTGCAAATCGGTTCCCGTCAGGGGACAACGGAAGGTCCGGAACCGACCCTCCCACCGCCTGCTGAATAATCGTGTCGCGCTCGTGCTGGAGCTGCTCCCGGAGGTCCATGAGTTTGATGATCCGGTTCTCCAGAATCCCCAATTCAGCGATTTCCTTGACCACCCATCGACGACTGTGATCTATCCGAATGGCGATCTTTGCCCCGGACTCCGACTCCGGGAAAAACCGCCCGACGATCCGCTGGATGTTTCGCAAAAGCGTGGGGATACCTCCAAGGTACTGGCCCCCGGGCCCATAGGAGTCGGTACTGTCCGGAGCAACTACCCCACGATAGGGCTGGACCGCCGGTGTGCTCTCAGGACCGATGTTCGAGAAAGGTTCGTTCGGCTTATCTTTGTCGTCTTCGTTCGGGTCCTCCTGCGTGGTGAACTGCGCGCGGTCAGGCTGAAGCCACAGCGAGATGCTCATGGGGTTCCTACCTGCGGCGATGTACGCCTGCACGAGTTTCTCGAGCGAAGATCCCTGACTCACAAAAAACGCATCCCGTTGCTCGGTGACCGTCTGCACGTCGGTCACCGATCCGGTCGGAGTTGTCACACGCTCGTTCACCGCCCGATACCTGACGGTGATGTGACCGATCTTCGCAAGCTCTGCGTTGATCACCTTGAGACGCGGCCCCACTGACGCACGCTCTTTAAGAGACCAATTTCGGAAACACCGCCACTGAGCTTCCCGCATAGTACCGGCCCAATTGAAAGGCATCAGGTATCTCCCTTGAAAAGAGCTCGGAAAATATCAATCGCGAGGTTGGGAATTCCGCCAGCGAACAACACAATGCCGCCGCCGTAAGAGTCCGTCAAAGCCGGAGGAGGTGTCACCGGCTTGTTCTGGGATCCCATCAGGGCCGAGGTCACACCATCCGTTCCGGGAGCGACCACCACCAGACCAGCAGCGGGTTGGA